ATTACTGCGGCTCTGTCAATGCCTATTTAATGAAAGTTCCGTTCCATACGGACTTTTGTACTTTGTCTACTGGCACACAATTTGGCACCATACGACCATTTTTTTCCTTCATGCCACGCTGAGTATACCCAGTCCAGCATTTTTGAAGATTATTATCCCACTTGTCATCTTCTTCATCTTCTGAATCGTAACGATCTTCATGCTCTGATTTAGCAACTGGGTAATTTATTTCGTTCTTCATTGGATCGCCAACAGGAGCAGGATTTTCTGGAGCTTCCATTTCTGGAGCCTCTGATTCCTCTTCTTCCTCTTCTTCTGGCATTTCAATCATTCCCTCAATTGCTTCCATGAGGTGCTCAATTACCATTCCAAGTTGTTCTTTTGTAATTTCTGGACGTAGAGCCTTCTTGATATCTTCATCATCATCAATTTCAATTACTGTGTCTACTGGGTTAACTACGTCGTCAAGCATATCTTTAATTTCATCAATTAATTCATCTTGAGTATATGATTTCTTCATATTCTTTTCCCGCTCTACAATTTTGCGAGACCAAGAGAAACCAGCATCTCCACCCCATGCGTCCCACATAATTCGACCATTCGAAGGGTTGGAAGTATTGAAAAAGTCTTTACCTTTTTTGTCTACTTCATGTCTGGAAAAGAAGGAATACATTCGTTTAACGGTGGACAAACTTAATGTCTCACCACGTGCAAGTTGCCCTGCACGAGTCCAGCCTACTGCTGTTCCAGCACCTGTTGCTTTTCCTTGTTCTTTCCAACGAATAGCTCTCTTAGCTGCCGCCTTCATACCAGCGGTGGGCTTGTATCCTTCTTTAGCCATCACTTCTCCTTTACGTTGACAACTTTGACATTTTTGACTTCGTCATCAACTCCGAATATATCGTTTAAATAGTCTACGGCATCGTCTTCGTCGAATGCCTGTATTTCTGCTTCAACTTCTAATTTTACCCTATAAGTCTTCATTATGCCTTAAATTTAGGGCGTCCAAATCCTACAATTGATATTGGAATCTTTTTGCTATTCTTTTTAAATGCACGGAGTTGTCTACATGCTTCTCCGCCATTTCTTTGACTTCCCTTTTTATTGCTTGAAGTATTTCCTTCTACGCACCAAACTGTTCCGTCTTCGTTGTCCTCAATAACAATTCCTACATGAGAAATTCTATCGACACCGTCTGCTGGGAAATCAAAATAGGCGATATCTCCTGGCTCTGGATCTGCTAAATCTCCATCAATCCAAGCATTTTTCTTTTTAAATGCTGCTGCGCCTGAAGGAGTATAGACAGTATTAGGCACCTTTACCCCAGCTTGATCAGCACACCACATTACAAAAGATCCACACCAAGGCTGGAAATTAGCTTTTGTAAATGCGCCATATTTTGTTTCATTGTCTTTTGGACCTTCGATATATCCAACTTGAGACTTTGCAACTTGAATTAAACGAGCAGCGCTTCCCTTTGGAGCCTTTGCTGTTTCTTCTGGTACTGGAAAATTATCTGACATAATTAGTCCTTATCCCAATCTAGATCTACTGGTTGCTCTGCTGGCATCTGACCATCAGGCTTTGCAGCAAGACGTGCTCTAACTGCATCCGCTTCAACATCTGCTTTTAATTCATTAATTTCTAATTCTGATTCTAACTTTTTATCTGCCTGAGTATTCTTTGCATCTATTTCTTTATTTGCCATCTGTGCCGCCATCACGTCTTTAGCACCAGATTGACCAATCAACAGACCTGCAAGAGTACCTGTGATAAATGTTGCAACGCTACCCAATACATTGAAAAACATCTTATCATTTTCTGATTGTGCTCCGATTGGCTGGGTTACAAATATAAGAGCATACAAAATGCCTAACGATGTACACAATAGAATTGTTCCAAGCGTGATGCCAAGAATAAATTTTAATCTTGCATCAAGATCTGCTGGTGTTAATCTTTCTTTAGCCATTCTTTACCTTTGATTTCTGGTACTCATCCCATACTTCCTGCCCAACTAAATCTCTTGAACAAGTTCCAGTAGTCTCACAAATTGGAGGATTGCATTCTGCCTTTTCCCAGTTTGCTGGATCTTGGCATTCATAACGGAATGAACCATCAAAATTACACGATGTAACTGTGAGGGCTAGCATTATGCTAGCTAATGAGGCACCTAATTTTCTCATACCTCTATTATAGCATTTCTATTCTTCTTTTCGAAGAGGGATGGTGGCAAGCCAAATAACAGTAGAAATTACTGTTGCTACGCCAACTACTTGCTGGGCTGTACCAGTTAGGGTTAACCAAGCTATAAAAAATCCTAGGAGGGTAAATATTTGGGCAATGCTTTCTTTAATTACCTCCCAAGTATAATTTAGGATTCCCTTAATTATTTTCATTATATCCTCCTTGTCATGGCTGCTGCCACAATATTACTTGCAATAATTACTGGCACAATTACTTCCTGCGCCTTTTCTCTTTGATCATCTGTCATATCCTTACCCCATTCTGATGGGCTTAGGATCTTTTCAAAATCTATATTAGTTAGTGCTCCTATTGGGTCTGACAAAAATTGTTCTGCTGCTATTTCAGTAGTTGCATCTGCTAGGGTATATGGCATAGGAGCATTTTCATTCTCTTCTGCCCTATTAGAAAATTCTACCACCGCCGCAGCTAAAACTGGGTTATTCTTAACAGCTTCTGCAATTAATTGTATTTCAGATGCCTTTACGCCTAAATCTTGAGCAACTTCTATTTTTGCTTCTGGCGATAGCTCTGTCAAAAGTTCTGAAACTGCTGACATTAATTTTGCATCATTTACTGCAATTAATTTATTTAATTTGTTTAACTCTTCTTCAGATATTGCGCTGCCTTCATATATGCTATTATTATCTGATGGTTCAACTACAACTTCTTCGTCAACAGGCTGATCTTGTCCAGGTTCTAGAGTTGGATCTGTATCCTCTGGCTGAGATGCTGGCTCTTCTGAAGGTTCTGGAGTCGGATCCTCAGTTGCGTTCTCCTCATTTGTGGTATCAGAATCTTGAGAAGGATTGGAACCATCTGGTTCAGTTTGCTCTTCGCCATCAGGGAATCTTGGATCCTCTGGAGTAATAATTTCTGGTTCAACAATAACATCAGGTTCTTCTATTGTAGGAATTTCTGGTTCTACTGGAATGGTTGGTTCAGGATCTGGAATTACTTCTGGCTCTTCTACTTCATCTCCATTAATTGCAGCAATTAAATTATTTATGTTGCTTATATCTGCTGCTAATTGTGTAGCATCTACTACTGCCGCTTGCTGTTCTTCTGGTGTCATTGGGGTTGGCTCTGGCGTTGGGCTTGGAGATGGCTCAGGTTGTCCTGGAACATATGTTGATTCATCAACTGGGGCTGCGGATAACTGTAATGTTTCTGGATTTTGTACTTCATAAAATCCCGCAGACTCTAAAGATACCACTTGGCCATTATGTAACCTTACTCCTGTTCTTAATCCAGGATAATTATCAGAAATTCCTGTGGTTGGAAAAGCTGTACTATATGAAATAGCCAATCCTCCAGTATTTGTAATTGCTGCGTTTATTACAATATTTACTGGTTCTGGCTGACTCTGCATCCATATTGGTCTAAGATTCATATTAATTTGGAATCCACCTTCACTGTAATTAATAATCATAGACTCATCAGGTCTTCCCCATCCAGCAGTAGATGGATAAATAACCCAGTCCATTGAGTATAAAGATATGGAAGGTGTTTGTGGGTAATCCCAGTATGTATTGTCTGGTTGACCGAATGTTATTACTGAATTTGTTGTTGCATATACTGAACTATACTGAACCCCATCAAAATTAATTGTTGTAGCAATGGGAATCTGATAGGATACATCATCTCCGCCACAAGCTTCTATCGTATGAACTGTTGGCTCTGCATCACCTTCGTAGGCTGCTGCAATTGTTTGTGTCTGATAAGAATTAAGACAAGCCGCCCAAGCATTTTGCGGAACAAGAAAAAGCCATCCAAACCCTAGTATTGCGGCTAATGACAATCTCCATAACTTAGTTCCAGTCAACTTAAACTCCTTGTTACAACTTTTGTAACAAGTTAATTATAACATTGAATTATTTAGCGTTGTCTGTTTTGTAAAAGCCTGTACCTTTAAACTGAATGCCGAATGTGTTGAATTGTTTAACCATTGCCGCACCGCATTTTTCACAAAGCTCTACCGTATTAGCTTGTGTTATTGGCTTAGGTATTTCTTTTGTGTATGAACAAATCACACACTTGTAATCATAAGCTGGCACTTTATCTCCTAAATTTAAATGAGCAGTTTTGCCACATGCTCAGGTGGATCCTAGGCTGCGATGCCCAGGATACTATTATACCTTACTTGACTTTGATTGTCTTAGGCTTTTTATCTTCAGGAACGATACGATCTACATCAATATGTAACATACCGTTCTTAAATTCGGCTCCTACCACTTCCATATATTCACCAAGCGCAAATGTGCGTGTGAATTTACGGGCGGCAATTCCTTTGTGAAGAACCTCTCCAGTCTCTTCTGTAGTAACTTCACCCTTAACAATAAGAGTCTGATTATCTACTGAGACCTCAATATCCTTCTTGTCAAATCCTGCCACCGCCAAAGATACACGATATGAATCTTCGTCTACCTTGACAATATTGTATGGCGGGAAAGACTGGGCCGTAGCCTCACGATGGATATTGTTTAGTCTTTCTACTTCACGATTGAAGCCAATAAAAAATGGATCTCTAAAAAGATCCATAGCAAATGTTGTTACCATTTTATTCCTCCTTTAAGCGAATAAATTAATATGTGGGCCCCTTACGGCGACCCACATATATTATAGCAAAACGTTTTTTAGATTACAAGATTCGCTTTTTCTTTTCCTTCATCTTTTCTTCATTTGCGGTAGCCGCATATAAAGCTCTCATTTGAGCCAATGCTGCAGTTCTTCCTGGGTGGCAGCCTTTTAATTCGCCTTTATCATTTACTACTGCATAGCCTTTGCATCCTGCGACATTTTGTTTTACATTGTATGGCATATTATCTCCTAGTCGTTTGGCGTATCTGGGAAATCCATTTGGATCAAACCCATTTCTTTCGCCATTTGTTGTCCTTCTGGACTTAAATGTAAAGTGGCTTCTAAATTTTCATCATATTCCACTTCCATTAAACCTTTTTCATAAAGCTTAATTAAAGATTCATCAACATGCTGGATGTGTGCCTGCCATAATTCTGGAGCCACATCTTTGGCTTTTTCATGGATAGCAAAAATCATTTCGCCATTTTCATCCATGCCCTCTAGTGTTATGGCGCCTATTTCTAAATAGTATTGCAGTTCCATATCCTCATCCATATCTCTATTATACTCTCTTTTGTGTGGCGTGTAGGACTTGAACCTACGACGACCAAATTATGAGTTTGGGGCTCTGACCAACTGAGCTAACGCCACAGGGTACTATTGTATTGTCCCGTCCTCATTTTTGTCAATGGTATTTTCTACCAACTGCTGGACATAATCAGAGAAATGTTTTCTGACGCTTCCTGGCGGTCTTGACCCAAGAGATTTCCACAGTCTCTTGTATTCAATTACATTTGCAAATGTTGTAGGGCAAAGCATGTATCCAGAATACTCTTTTAAAGTAGTTGGAAGTGGCACATGTTTTCCACAGCACTTACATTCTCTTGCTTTTTCTTGATATATGCTCATAGTATTTCCATTCCGTCTAGTACATCCGCCAATTTTGAGGGCATCTTGGGAGGCCTAATTACATTTAATCTAATGTCTTCTTCCTGTCTATCATTTCTACGTGATATTGAGTCATAAGTATGAACATCAATTTCTTTGTTTGTTTCAAATTTAGTTTTACTTATTGCATTGTATATTGATCCACAGACTGCGTCTGCTAAATCTTTTGAACCCTTGCGTGGGTGATCAACCTTATCACGCATAATTTTCAGCTGCAACAACTCGTCTATAAGCAATGGTATATGTGGTCCAGAAAGCCTATCTTCTGCTACAACCATTGCCATGTCATCATAATGTTTTTTAGCAACAGACAGTGTTTCGGTATTAATTCCATATTGTTTTAATTGTTGCATCATGTCATGGGAATTCCAGCGGTCAAATGTACATAATCTTATCTTAAATCCTTTTGTTCTTAAAGAAAGAATGTAATCTTTGACCTCAGTAAAATCTACTGACTTATCTGCAGTAGGAGTCCAATATCTAACTGCATCTACTTCTACAATTGGCGCAGGCTGGGAGTACGTGTCGGTCACTTTTACATTTACCCACTTCTGAACGTGAGCCATAGATACGGCACAATGGTCATGCTTTTGTGCCAAGTCTACATGTATAAAGTATTCCTTGTCAGGGTCTGGTGCGAACCAATTTTCAAATCTACCAAATTGATCTACGGCTAATGCCATATTATTAAAAGCTTTTTCTATTTTTTCTCTTGACTTAAAGAATGCATCAATCGCTTCTGGTGGCATGCAAGCAAAACGACCAAGAGCATCTGGCATATTTTTATAAAACTCAACCTTAAAGTTTTCTATAGTTTTTGTGGGGTTGATTTCCCACGTAGGTCTTTTCAAAGCATAAACTTTAGGAATTGTATAAGAGACAATATGATCTTCTTCCCATTCCACCGTTACTTCGTTTCCTGAAGTTCCGTCTGGAAGGTTATCGTCCATCTTTAAAGTTTTGCTTCTTACTACCGTTTCCTTTTCAGCAATTACAGAATCGTAAAACTTTTGTATTGGATCATTTTTAAATCGTGGGAATGAAAGCAATATTACCTTGCCATAGTCTGGAAAACGGGAAACAACTGAACCACGATACATGTCGTAGATAGCGTCTGCTGTTTTTGCTTGGTCGTGTCCTGTAGTATTCTCTGTTGCAAAGCCCGATATTTCGTCTAGGATAACAGCAATTACGTTATAGCCTTCCCATGCTTCACGTTCTGAGTGACCTGAATGTACGGTTATTGCTTTATTAAATTTCATTTCAGAAGCTTTTGCTTCATACTTACCTATAAACCAAGGAGATCTATCTATTCTAGTTTTAAATCCTTTAAAGAAAACGTTATTAGCCTGCTGTGCGTTAATAGCAATATTTAGAATATCTATGGAATCCCCAGGCGGCTTTCCATAATATGTTGCTGGATCTTTGAGGCAAAGAAGCAAGTAAACCATATAGGATACAGCAATAGTGGAGCAATAATCTTTTCCACTGCCCTTGCCTAATTGTGCAATTACTTCGTTACAAGTTTGTTTAAATCTACGACGACCCTCATCTTCTCCAAATAATTTGATAAGAGTTGATTCTTTGTATATCTGTGAACTTTTTTCTATAAGTGTATATTGGTATTCAGAAAGTGGTGGAAGTCCAAGATAATCTGGGCTAGTAACAAATGTTCGTAAGTCTACTGGCCTTTCATCAAATTCTTCGCCATCTAGGATATCGATGAGATCATTAAAATTAAGATCCACTAGCTTCCTCTGCATCAATTACAACTGGCTCAACTATGCCAGTTATTTGTGAAAGGCGTTTTGCAACTTCCATTTTACATTTCGGACATGTAGCAGTAACTTCTTTTAATATTTTGACAAGAACATCTTGCTTTCGTTCTGTCTCTGCAATTTGTGATGCGAGTTCTTGATTATCTAATAAACCAACTTCTTGCAACATGCCAATTCTTTTACCTTCAATATCTGCAATTAACTTTAATGCCGTCGCTTTTATATTTAGTTGGCCAGCTTGGTCTGCATCTTCTACGGTCTTCCAAGCCTCTTTAATAAGCATGGCGTAGTGTTGGTCTGCTCCAGATATGGCTTCCTTTGCCCTGTCACGGGCTCCAGAATCGCTTCTAACGACCTCTTTCCATTCATCTATGTACTCTAAGACCTCTGCACGTTTGAAGCCTGTTATAGAGGCAATCTGGGTTGGGTTGTTTCCTTTTAGTAGTTCTTCGACTACCTTATTCATGCGATCAAAATGATCAGCTAATTCAATGTCCATATATAATTATTATACTCTTAGTCGACTAAAATATCAACTGGATTTAGCTATTTTAAGCAGAATCAAATATCCAATCAAATCGTCAATATCATTATCTCCTGGATAATCTGAACCTTTCATTAATCTACTTAATTTGTCATCTATTCTTACATATAATTGTTCTCTCGGTTCCGCCTTTGAAAATATACGAACTGGTGATAGGGCGGAATCGCCATAAGATATATTCTTATCTATTAACATCTTGGCAATTTCATGGCAGGTATCCCAAATTTTTCTACCTGATGGTGCGCCTATAGAATGTAAATATAGGTCTTGACATTCAAATCTAATTGAATCTGGAAATACAGGTTTTAACATTATAATACGTACCAATCATCCCATTTAGATATATCTTCATATATCCGCCTATAGCCTTTGCCTGTAAGCAAATCATATATCTTTTCTCTTTGGTCAGTATAATTATGTTCTACTGTAATTAAACTAAACATTCTTGAGAAGTCGTAAGCATGAAGTATATCATATTCACTACCCTCCGTGTCAATAGATAAATATCCTATTTCGCTTGGGGCATTATATTTATCAAGCATATCCTTTAATGAAATAGTTTTAACTTTATATACTCTTCCACCTGCTCTTGCCCCCGCCCAACTATCATTTTGAGAATAATAAGTTATAGAAGATAATCCATTTCCAGCATCTGTAAAGTCTATTTCTAAATTAGACTCAGTAAATACACAACTAGTTTCTATGTTACAAGATCTATTTTCAAATAAAGCTTTATGACAATCAACTGATGGTTCTGCGACTATGCCATCCCAACCATATTCTTTTTCAAGAATATATGTATTGCTGTTTGTTATTCCGTCATCTGCGCCAAACTCTACAAAATAATTTGGTTCAGAGCCTAGAACTTCTAAGGCCAATGTGTCTTGTCCATTTTGTGCTATCATCGGCTCTTCTTTGCTAATGGCTCTTGAATCCACTGCACATAACCGTCATGCCAGTTTTGACTTCCGTATAAATGGTGTACGGCGGTATGATGAAAAATTCTCCAATTTTCTCCGCCGTAGCAATAAAACTTTTTATTTTTTACTGATGAATATTCGTTATATTCCATTGAAGAATCAATAAGTCGTGCATGCCTACAGCGTCCATCAGTACTTTGCTCATCACACTTATGCTTGCTCTCTTCTATCTCAAGCCCATTCAATATACCACTAGTCCATACGCCAGGTCCAGTATAGTAATGCACAAAATGTGGAATTTCGTAATTAGGTTCTTTATTTCTTTCTACTATCAAGTCTATAACAGACTTAATAATACTATTTTCTTTTGATGCCGCAAATGTCCATTGACAGAAATGTAAGTCATGTTCTGGGCAAACAATCATGTCATATTCTGGTTTCAACCAAGAATCTATTGGCTGTTTGCAAAGTGTATCTAAATCTGCATATATGCCGCCATACGCATATACAATTAAATATCTCCATAGATCGCCACGCATTACGCCAATTGGAAATGACATGAATAAATTATACATATCATCTCCATAAAAATCTTTTACAAACTCTGCTGCCTGACTATCATCCATATATCGATACTCATAGTCTGGATTTAATTCTTTCCAAGTTTGTGATGCATCTTTCATATACTGTGGCAATGAGTCATATGGATCCTTATATGTTTGCCAGATTGTTTTAGGAATCATTTAATTAATCCATTATCTTTTAAGGCACGATAAATAGTCATTGTTGTTACATTACACTCTTTGGCTATTTCTTCCATAGTTTTCTTCTGAACTATATAGCGGCGGTATAACCAGTCTTTACTCTTATATAATTTCATCGCTCCGTAAGTACCGTGTTTGAATAATGAGCAATTCCGAATGCATCTGCTACATCAAAATCATCTAAAGATAAGTCATACTTTTTATTAAAATAATCTACAGTTCTTTGCTTTCTTATTTGCCGCATCTTATTTTTATACCATGAGTCAGCGTATCCTGGATTTTCAAACCTAAGCTTGTCTTTCTCCATTTTTGTTGGGTTTTTATTTCCAATATAAGCCTGCCAAGATGTAGGAGATATAGTAATAACACTAGCGCCAGTAGACATAAGCTCAGCAATGACAACGCCATAGACATATGATAATTTTATCACGGCATCAGGGGATCTGACAAGGACTGCACCCTCTACTGCTATATAGTCTGATTTTAATTCGTCAAGCATAGCATGTACTTTAACTTTAGCATCGTAAATTT